TCAGCCCTGGCGGCGGCGCATTCTTGCGATGCCGAACATGGCCAGAAGGGACGACAGCGCGATGATGCCCCATTCAGACAGGGTGGGAATCGCCGCAGTGCTGGCGGGTGCTGCCAGCAGTGCAAAGCCTCCCGGATCCTGGATGGATTGGTTGGCTATGCCGTCGTTGTCGCCGAGCCCGCCGTCGGTCAGCGTCAAGGTGGCGCTCAGCCGGTCCGATGCCAGCACAGCACGGTTGGCAGGCAGTTGGTACCAGTGTGGTTGAGCACATGCTGCGCCTTGGCAGTTGAAACCATCAGGGCTGGGGCCGTACTTCATGTATACCGCGCCTGCAGGCACCGGTGTGCTGAAGTTCAGGGTGACGGTTGCATCGCTGCCCAGGTTGCCGCTGCTGAGATTCAGCGAGAGCAGTCCAGAGGGGAAAGTCACGCCTTGCGGAGCGGTCGCGGGTGGCGTGGTGCTGAAGCTGGCGTTGCTCACCTGCCAACCGTTGGCTGTCTGCAGTGCGACCATTGCCTTGCTGCCTCCAGCGGTGGACCAGGGGGCTTCGCAGCTGTTGGCGCTGCCGCCGTTCAAGCCCTGGCACTGCCAGGTGTATTTGCCACTGGCGCTGGAGATCGCCGTAGCCGTGCCCGCGCTGCACAGGCCCGCTGCAGGGGCCAGTGCCGTGGCTTGGCCCGCCGCCGTGCCACAAGTGCCAGCGACTGGCACCTGTACATCAACGTTGTGCACGGTTCCTGTCGCGAAGCCCCCTGCAATGGGCTTGGCTGCTGCGGTGCTCTCGATGCCGGTGCCGCTGCTGTTGAGGTCCAGGCGCAGGCTGCCCGTGCCGCTGATGGCAGTGACGGGTACAGTCCATGTGATGCCGTTGTCGGTACTGGATGGCGTGCCCATCGTGCCGGTGGCGGTGCCTGTAGTGGTCAGCGCGAAATCGGTGCCATCCACTCCGTTGACCGCTTCGCTGAAGGTCACTGCGAAATTGATGCTTGTGGCGCTGGCTGATGGTGTGCCCTGCGGGGCAATCGATGCCACCGAGGGTCCACCCGGCGTGGCACTGGCGACGACGTTGCCGAGGAAGTCACCCCAGATCCATAAAGAAGAGGCGCCGGCTGCGGCAGATATCGTCTTGGTTTCCGTATCGGTGGCGACATCAATGACATGGACTGTGCCATTCGCTGTTACAGCATACAGCGCCGCATCGTTTGCCGAGATACCAAGGCCCGTGATACCTGAGACCTCACCGCTCAGTGTGAGCGTTTTCTGTGTTGAAGTGTTGGCAGTGTCAACGACGTGCAGTACATTGTTGTTTCCGCCAACATATAGTTTGCTGCCATTCTTTCGAACTGCTACTGCCTTGGCGGTGCCATTAATGCCGCTTATTGTGATCTGAGTAACCGTGTTGTCTGCCAAATCGATGAGGCCAACCGTGTTGCCAGCATTGCTCGACGTATATAGTTTTCCGGCTCCTGTCGGGTCATAAGCCAAGCCAAATCCCGAATTTGAGACGTTTTCCAGTGTGGATAACGTGTTGGTGGCAGTATCCAGTTTTTTGATCTCACCAGTGTCTCCACACCGCACATAAAGTGAGGCACCGTCTTGGCTTAGTGCAGAGGAGATTGTCCAGCATCCCGTATTTAAGCTGGCAGTGATTTGTTTGGAGTTGGCGTCTATAATATGCAGCTTACTATTGACGTAATCACTGACGTAGGCGATGGCACCATCTGCAGAAAAGGTGATGGAGACAGATGATCCAGTGTTGTCGATAACTGCTTTTAGGGAGTTGTTTGTTGTGTCAATAACTCCCAGTTTGTTGTTGGATCTGTATTGCCCGAACCACGACTCATTGTTGGCGCCTGGTCGCAATGCAAGAGTGTAGATGTTATCATTTAACCTTGCGTCCATGCTTGCTGGACTTAATGTGGTGGCGAGTTCTCCAGTCGCGGTATTGATGACCGAAATTGTTCTGCTGTTTGAATTGGGAATATAGGCGTAATCGGCGGCGCTTACGGCACAGGCAATGAGTGAGAGCGAAGCGGCGGCGAGGACGTGCTGCAAAGAACGGCGCTGAATCATGTGTGGACACCTTTGAGGAAAACCCCTGAAAGCTTGCAATGCACGCCTTGAGGATTGGGGAGGCTGGAAAGAAGACTTGCTTAGACCGGAGGTTTGGGCCTTGGTCTCATAGTGAGACTTTTGCTACAAATTAGAACAAAAAGAAACATTATGAATCTGAGCAAGTCTGAGCAGATCGCGTTACCAGGCGCGTCATCAGAGGGTGCTGGGGTAGGAGAGAGTCCCCCAGTTGTTGTGTTTTTGCTGCAGGTGCAGGGTCCTGCGGCCATTGAGTCTCCATGCTGCGGCAGTCGGGCAAAGGCTCCATCCAATTCATGCCAAACCGCAAGCGACTCAGTCCGCGTGCTTGATGGGTGCGCCGAGGCTGCAGCAGCTCGTCAGCCTGTGCTATCGGTTCCGTACATAGGACTGGCTCTGGACGATCGCCCCGAACGGGAGCGGGGCGAATCGCGATCTATGACGGTGTGCGATGCAAAAAAGCCCCTCAACACCCTATCCGGTGTCGAGGGGCTCTTGTCGTTTCTGCACTGTTCATGTCCCCGGTATGTCACCAGACCATTTACAGTGCGCGCAAATGATTAATGCAAAAACCATCTGATGGTCCCTCCGACAGGAATCGAACCTGATGATGGTAGAAATAGGCCGAAAAAAACTGATTATCTATACAGTTTTCGACCACAAAACCACATCTAAATCAGCCTAAATCAGTCTTCATGTCCCCGGCTTCGGCGGATATGTAACCGTCCAATTTCCGGCGCTCGGCCCCCTTGTCGGCGTGGTCGATCCACCGGCTGTAGACCCGATAGAACATCTCCACCGAATGACCCATCTGGCGGGCTGCCCATGCCGGCTTAATGCCTGCCATGAGGCAAACGGTGGCGAACGTGTGGCGCGTCTGCCTGGCGTCGCGGTGCCGGATGCCAGACACCTTCATCGCCGGCTTCCACCAGGTGCGCAGCGGTTCGTCTGTGGACTTGAAAGCCTCGCCAGTTTCCCCCACGAACACCACCCCTCCAGCCAACTGCGTTACCTTGCGCTGGCGCTCCAGCACCCGCAGTGCTCGGCTGGTCAGCTCCAGCTCGCGCGCAGCCGAGGTCTTCGTGCCCTTCACCTTGCCACGGGTCAGCGCAGCATCCACGAGCACCGAGCCAGAGCGCAGATCGACGTTCGGCCATTTCAGGGCCAGCATCTCAGAAGGGCGCAGGCCGGTGAAGAATGCGAACTCGTAGTAGTCCCGCGCCCTGTCGCTGCGAAACTTGGACAGCAGGTGCTCGACCTCGTCCAGGGTGAACGGGTCCGGGCCGGGCTTCTGGTGCTTGCGCATCGTCACCTGCAGGTGCAGCGGCTCGGCGATGAACTTGGCGTTGTGCCCGTACTCCAGAGCCATGCTGAAGACGCTCGCCACATTGTTGAACGTCTTCGGGTTGTCCGGCAGGACCGCCATCAGCAGCTTGAGCTCACGGAACGTGAACTCGGCGGCCGGCGTTTTGCGCACCGTGTCAAAGTGGTAGCTGTCGAGGGTCTGTTGGTAGTGGTGCGAGGTGCTGTGCTGCACCTCGGGCCGCTTCACCTTCAGCCATTCCTCAAACACATCGCCCAGCGTTGGGCCTGCCAAGCTCTCTGGCTCTTGCTCAGGCGCTTTTTCGGCGCGCGGGCTTGTCGGGAAGTATTCAGCCACCACGAACGTGCCACGCTCGATCTTCCCCAGGATCTCCGCGCGCAGCCGCTCGGCATACCGAACGTTGACGGGCGTGGGCGACAGTGCAAGAGGCTCCTTGCCGTACCCTTGTGCCCGAAGATCGATCTGGATGGCGTTCTTGCGGATGATCACGCCGGGCATGCATGCACCGCCTTCTTCCGTCCGCGCGTGCTGGGCGCGCATTCCGCCTGGTCAATGAACGTGTCGAGGGCTTCGCTGTCGATCAGCTTTCGGCCTTCGAACCACTTCCATACCTGCCCCTCGGGCCAGCGGCCAGACCTTCCCGTCCTTTCGTCAAAAAACGTTGTCGGCAGTCCGGTCAGCTCCGATGCCTTCTGTAGCGTTACCCACCTGGTCATGCTGCTGGCCCTCCTGCCGGTTGTTGCTCAGCCTGCAGGCGCTGCAGCACCGAGCGCTCGATGAGCGTCGCGAAGGCCTGCAGGCGCTGCAGGGCAGTCTCCTTTTTGGCGCCGGACAGCGGCACCCAGAGGCCGGCCTGCCGAGCCATGCGCTCCAGGCTGCCTGGTGCTCCGGCCTCCTGGCGCCGAGGCTTGGTGGTGGCGCTGGCTGCCTTGCGCTTCGGCGCGGGCTTGGGCGGTTCCGGTGCGGCTTGCTCGTCCAGGGCCTTCACCAGCAGCGAGGCCTGCTCGTCGTCCGCCGTCTTCTCGAAGGCGGATGGCACGTCCACCGGCCCCTTGCAGTAGCTGTCCTGCTCGGGGTCGTAGATCAGCATGTCGTGATCGCACGCGATCATGAGCTGGGTGTGGATGTTGCGCCCGTCCTCGGGCTCCACGAACTTGGCGGCCACTTCGGCCAGGGTCAGGCTGGCGCCGGCACGCAGCGCGAGGTAGCCAAGCACACGGGCGGCCAGGCTCTCGGGGTTGGGGCGGTAGGTCATGGTGCGTCCCCGCTCTTGATTGCCGCTTGGGCTGCGCGAACCTGCTGCAGGGCGTCCTCAACCTTGTAGCGCGCCGAATCGCCGATCGTGCTCTCGCCCATGCCGATTTCGACCGCGTCCATCTCCACCGCCTCAAGCGCTTTGATCAAGGCCTTGTTCTCTGCGTCCAGGCGGCGCAGCTCGGCAGCGGCTTCATCAATCGGGCTCCCGTTGCCAGCGGGTAGCCATCGCCCCTGCTCCAGCAAGACCGCTAGGCGCAGCGCCTCGGTCTGTTTCTCGGTATTGGTCATGGTGTTCCTATCGGGCGCGCAGCAGTGCTGGGCGCGTGGGGGTGTTGGGGATGTGTCCGACGACCACAGGGAAGGGCCAGCAGACTGAGGCGCGCACGCGCTGGGCATCGATGGCCTCCAGGCGCTCGGGGCTGAGGACCAGCCGGACCTCGATCTGCAGGCACTCGGCGCAACGCTTGGCCACGATGTACTTGCGGCCAGCGCTGGCGCTGCGCGAACAGCCTCGGTGCACCTTGCTGCCGTCGGCGTCGTAGGTGCACATGCCTCGGCCGTTGCCGGCCTGGCCTGGCAGCTGCTGCCGCGTGACCAGGCCGGCAGCGATCAGGGCCTGGGCCTGGCCCACGTAGACGGCCATGCGGTACTCCACATGGCGCAGCACGCCGGGGAAGACTTCGGTTTGCTCAGGCGTCACCATCTCGCGAGGCCTCCAGCAGCTCCCCGCCGGCGATGTGCATCGCGCGCTCAAGGAGATAGGCGGCGGAATGCAGCATGATGTCGTCGTCATTGACTTTGTAGACAACCTCAAGTGCGGCGCCAATTCGCACACCCATAGCAGGCAGTGGACCAGTGATCAGGTCGCCTCTTGTGCCTGGCCCCATCTCATAGCCTTCCGCTTCGGATTTTTGGTAGTACATGGCTACCAAATCGCTGATGCCGAGCACCAAGTCGCTATCTGAATGCTTGGCATAGAACTCCAGGACGGCCTTTGCACATCCCATCCAGCACATCGCATCGAAGTGCGTGTCTTCGATTTCCTTTTCTGTCGGTTCGAAGGGGTGCTTCCCCCGCTTCTGGGGCCGCTTTACGTCAGTGAATACGATCTGCTCAGGCGCATCCCCCGTCACCTGGCTAAGTGCGGCGGCAGCTGTCGCTATGAACGCCGTGCGCGCTGCTGATTCCGTGTCGCCCGGGACGAGACGCGCGGCATTGATGCACGCCGCAACGTCATAGGCTGCAGACTCGTGCTCCTCCTTGTTCGCCGTCGATGCCTGCAGCGCTATGCCAGATCCAATCCGGAGCAGGCGGTCTGATTCGCCGCTGAATCCATGGGGCTCATCGGTCCTGCTCGCTTCATGCAGGGCTTGGGAGGCCATCCGGAACAGCGCGCAGCTTTCCTCGAAGGTGGGCGCGGACGCATGGACTGCAGGCGTTGCTGTGGGCGATGATGCGACCGCGCCGGCCTGGCGGCGGGCCTTAGGCTTTTCGGCAACGGCGTTCATGCTTGGGCTCCCAGGTCGTGGAAGTTGGGGCCACCGTGCCAGCGGCCAATGTCTCCGATCACAGAGTCGCCCACGGCATGATCTGCCACGCTGCCGACGCTTGTGGTGATGGACTGAGCTGCACTGATCAGGTTGCTCCGCTCCCACTCGCCATCGCTCGTCAAGGCCATTGCAAGGATGCTGCCCAGCGTGGCCATATTTCCCGCGACGACTTCCAGCACAGCAGCCAGCTGCGCGCGCGAGAACGTGACCCCCACCTCCTGCACCGCTTCTGGCGCCCTGCGGATAGGCGGGATTGGGCGGGTCTGGTACGGCCTGGCGCCCGCGTAGGTCGTCATGGCCCGCAACTCGCCGAGGTCTTGCTTGCGGTTTGCGTAGGCCACGCAAAGCCGTCCGGAAAAGTCCTCTGCGTGGTCGATCAGCAGCGAGACATAGACAGCTTCGCCAGCCGAGGCGCAGGCTTCTGGGTTGAACTGCTCCCGGGCGAGCTCCAGATTGTTGTTGATGTGGCTGAGCATGTCCGCCATGCTGCTGGCGTCCAGGCCCTTTACGTCGTCCACTTCATATACGTCTGGCTCCTCCAGGTGCCCCAGGAGCACACCGGCACGGTCCATATGTGGGCACCGATAGCGCTCGACAGAGCCGCAGTGCGTGGTGTTCAGCACCATGTAGAACAGCGATGCAGCAGCCTTTTTGGCCAGGGCATCGGCCTCAGTAGCGGCAACATCCGAGTGGCGTGCTGGCGCAGGCTTCTGAGCCGCTCGCGGGGTTGCGGTTTTGCGAGCGGGCGCTAACGTGGCATCATTCGACATGATTCGTTTCCTTGTGAGAAGGGTTTCGGGTCACGAGGTTTGCTCGGTTGGCGCTGAGCTTCCTCACTAGAGGCCGGACAGGTTGGCGCTTGTCCGGCTTCGCCTTTTTGTGGGGCCACTTTGCCCCGCTCAGGTGGGCGGTAATAAATGGCGCGCACCACTGATTGAAGTGCGTTCTTCACAGCAGCACCGGCTGATGGGAAGAGGGCGCATGTTGCGGGTTTCGCTGCTGGCGCTGACCACTGAGCGACAGCACTGCGGCGGACAGATCGGCGACGGATGCGGCCATCACCTGCACGCTGTCAATTGCCTGGAGCAGCGCCTTGTCTGTGGCCGACGGGGCGACCAGGGCGGGAGCGCTGTACTCTGCAATATGCCGGCCAGCGATGGCCAGGGCTTCGGTGAATTCGTTGCGAGGGATCTCGCGGTAACCGACCTTGAAGTGGGCCTTGAGCTTGCTCCAGCCTCTCTGCATAAAGGTGCCCCGGCTGTCCTTGGGGAGTGTGTCAGCTGCATTGGTCAGCATGTCGCGGAGCTGTGCTTGCTCGTCGGCAGTCAACGAGTCGGACTTACCCACCGCATACGCGATCTTGGGCAGAGCTGCGAATTTCTTTTCGAGCTCATCAAGGCGGTCTACAACGCGCTTGCGCAGTTTCACGTCATAGCCCGAGACAAGAGTCATTGTGTGGCTTTTGTCGAAGGAGATTCGAGACAGGTATCCGCGCGAGTCACGCTTCCACGTAAACCCTTGATATTCTTGATGATTCAGTTCTGAATCATCTTCGAAGAGGGCTCGGAAGATCGCGTCCGCGTTTGCCTGGATGTAGCTGTTGCGGCCGCCCGCATAGTTCGGTGGCATATGCTGTTTGAGGTACTCATCCCCATAGAGATCGATGAGCATCACGCGCATGTCTCGCAGCACGTTGCCGTGCTCCTTGTTGGCCAGGGTCGCGATTTCCTTGCTATCCATGCTGACCGGGGTGGCATTGACCTTCACGATGTTGCTCATGCTGCTTTCTCCATGATTCGACGGACTGCTGCTTCGGCGCTGGCGCCGGCTTTCAGCTCTTTCTGGGCTCGCTTGCAAGCTCGTTCCAGGCTGCGGCGCGCGGACTCCAAGTCCAGCTGCGCGCAGCAGAGAACCGAGTGCTCTCTCTTCGTGGCGACCATCATCAAGGCGTAGCGGTCGCTGGTCTTGTCGAAGTACGCGCCGTTGCCGTAGCGGCTTCGGTATGCCGAGTACGCATCGCGCAAGGCCAAGCGCGCGGACCGACGCTTGTCGATCGCTTCCTGCAGGCGCAAGGCCTTGATGCCGATCTCGGCGAGGGTGGCGAGGCTCATGCTGCTGCTCCGTCGGTGATCGTGGGGATGCCGGCCATCTCGATGAGCACCTTGAGGGCGCCATAGATGCCGGACGCCTGGGCGGTGCCGCCCTCCGTCGCGCCCATCGCCATCAGTTCGGAGGTCAGGCCCTTGGCCGCATCCTCCACGCTCACGCCGTTGGCTCTGCTCATCCAGCTGTCCACGGCGATCTCGTGGCCAGACTGCTGCGCGTCTTCGTCAAGGAAGAACGTCGCGTTCATGTTGAGGATGTCGTTCACTGCTGGTTTCCTTTCGCTTGCTGTTGCTGTTTGCGGCTCTCTTCGAGCCTGAGAACGACCTCGGCCGTCAGGCTTCGGCGCGCGCTTTCCGCTTGCTCTTGCAGCCAACTTTTCAGCTCCACGGGGAGCCGAAGGTTGGTCTGGACTTCGCTGGGTGCCATCGTGTTTCCTTTCATGTAGCACTCTGCTTGGTTTGCAATGTAGCAGTCTGCTTGGTTGCGTGCAAGCACTTTGCTTGGATAATCGACGCATGGCCTCCGAAGACGTACAAACCAACCTCCGCCTCCCTGCTGATCTCAAGGACCGCTTGGTGGCATCCGCTGCCGAAAACAATCGATCGTTGAGCGCTGAGGTCGCATTCCGTTTGCAAGAGAGCTACGAGGTCGATCCGAAGGCCCTTGTGTCCGCCCTTAAAGGCCAGGCGGCGATCGCGCAGACGATGGCCCAATTCGTCATCAGCGCGGTTAACATCGCGGGCCCGCAGGCAACGCTGACAGCGGAAGTCATGAAGCTGATGAAAGAGGCAGCGACTCAGGTCAAAACCGGTGGGAAGCTGACGAATGAAGGGCCGTTGGACGACCTTATGGCTCTTCTCGTAGCTTTGGCCGATGCGTCTGAAGGCCAGGACCCTGTCGAGTACGCGAAGACGGTGTTGGCAAAACGTCGTAAAGACAAACCCAAGTCCTGAATCTTCTTTTGAGAATTCAGTTCTGAGCAACACCCGTGCTGGCGTGGCGCTCATGCCCATCCCCCAGCGATCAGGTTGCGAATGATTGCCGGGCCTTCGGTGCGGCCTGTGGCATCGTGTTCCTCTAGGTACTCAAACACCGCCAGGGCCTCGGCCATGTTGCGCGGCGCGATCCGCGCGAGCTGACGAAAGCAGAAATCGACGTGTTCCTGGAACTCGGGCCAGTGGTCGCCGGCCATGTCCACGCTGGCTTGGCGAAGCCAGTACAGGGACCGCTCGTATTCGTTGGCGTGGAGACAATCGGCGAGCGTTGACGGCACCAGTTCTGGGTGCTTCATGAATCGCGCATCTGCTTTCGCGTGGTCGTAGCCCCAGAGTGCCTCCTTGTCCTTGCGCAGGCCCTTCAGGGCGGCCTTGCACGCGGTTTCCGCAGGCGTCATGGCGAACAGGCCATCAATGGAGCCGAAGCGGGACAGGGCTTCATCCTTGCGTGCCTGTCGCTCCATCGTGGACTTGGCCAGCGACTCCAAATTGGCAAAGCCGAAGGTCATCAGCACGGCAGCGAAGTGGCCATTGGAGACGCGGGCCACATATTTGCTGTACCTGTCTTCGAGGTCCTTGGCAGGGGTCTTGATCTGCTTGAAGGCCTCCAGCGCTTTGTCTATCAGCGCAGGATGAGCGGTCTTGATGCAGTCGCGCAGCCAGAGGACTGCATCCAGCTCGCGGTCACCGGTCTCGTTCTTGGGGACGGGTGTCTCCGGGATGGAGAGTGCTGTACTGGCGCTGGTCTGCACAGGCGGCAGCGTGAAGAGGGCGCGGAATGCCTGGTTGTCTTGCATGTTGAGCTCGCTGATGGGTTACAGGCGTTGGCGGGCGGCGCGCTCAACCTCGGCACGGCGTTCCGCAGGTTGGCGTCGCTTGCTCGCCAAGTGGTTGCGCCAGAGCAGGCCGAGGGCCCAGTTCACGGCTTGGGGGAGGGTGGCGCCGGCCCGACGGCGCATGGCCACCAGGCGGAAGAGGCAGGCGAGTTTGCTGGTCATCTTTCACTCCAACAGGTTGAGGAATGGATGCCAGTGGCACCCCTTCGCAACACCTCGCGGGCGGGAGTTGATCCCTGGACCTGCCCTCTGCATCCTGTTGGGCTTACCGGCTTCGTATCGCTTGCCGAGGTCTTGGTGCGTTGTGTTGCGTTGAGGTGGATACTAGATGCGCTAGTTTATGTTGTCAATAGTTGCGCTAGTTTTTGAGAGTTTTCTGTCAGGCGCAAAAAAGCCCCGTCGTGCGGGGCTTGGCGAGGGGCGCTGAAATGCGCGGTCGGAACGACTGTCAATCCTTCTTCGCCGGCTCCTTGGGGTCGGGCTTCAAGGAGCCAAAGTCTGAAATCTTTGGAGCTGTCTTCTTGAGTTCCTTTAGCAGGTCCTGCTCGTTCACCCTCCACACGGTACCGTCAGCAAGGCGAGCACTACGGACGTAGGCGATGGCCGTGAAGACGTCTTCCTCCGTATAGCTGATGATCCCATCGTTGCCGAAGTCTCCAGGCGCCAGTGGCGTCCAGTCGATGCTGTTTTTCCCGTTGACCACCCATCGACTGCCGAGCCTCCGGTTGTTGAAAGGGTCATATTTCAGGATTACTAACTCGAAGGCAATCACTGGCTGTTGTCCAATGTTCTTCCATGAGGCATCGACAACAAATTGCTCGCGGCGCGAATCGTCACGATTCGCAAATGACATCCCCGTTATCTCAATATTAGGCGATAGGTTTATTATGTGCGCAACTCGGTCCTTGTAGTTCTGGGCGGCAAGAGCACTAGCGCCAAAGCTGGCTACAGTAATAAATGTGGAAAATGTGCGTCGATCCATTAGTCCTCCATAATATTTAAAATCTAATATCACCTGATCGAATTCAGTTGCCTTACGCTTCCAAAGAGAAAAATCGCTTGGAGCAAAGTATGCCTGTCAGTCACTCCACGCTGCTGCTGGCGCAGAGCTCTGCTGCTTGCCGTCGCGGCCTGTCAAGGTGATTTCAGCGCCGTTCCGCTTCCAACACACCACGTTGGCAACTCCGCCAGAGGGCTGGCCTGCCTTCCGAATCTCGACGGTGTTCCAGCCTGAGCATGCGCCGCCGATAGAAGAGGGCATATCAAGCGCGACGTACACCGTCTCAGAGTCCACCTTGAAGCGTCCGGTATACGGCTTGCTGGCCGACTCAGGAGAGCAACTCGTGAGCAGGGCGAGCGCTGCTGCCGCAATCAGAATCTTCGTCATTCCCGCTCCTTTAAATTGAGTGGCAAGTCCATCTTGTGCGACCAATGATCTCGAAGTCCTCGTCTTCACGAAGGATTCGGGGTGGATATGCGGAGTTCTCTGAGATTGCCAATATGGAGCCATCAGGGAGCCGCGTGAGCTTCTTGATCAGAAGCTCGCCGCCGCACCTGAATGCATAGAGCTTGCCATCCTGAATTTCTGTAGTCCCTCTATCCACCAGTACCACGCCTCCGCTGTGGATAACTGGGTAATTGCTGTCACCGTCAGCGTCCACAAGTACAGCGTCTTTCACATACATCCCGAGTTTTCGGATGAAATCTGGACGGAAAAAGAGAGAGGGGTTTTCCTCTTCATCGAAAACAGCTCTGCCATAGCCGTTTGAGAACTTCACGGCCATATGGCGGACTGCCACAGACTCCTCCGAGGACTCCTGAGGGGAGACCGCAGCCGCAGCGGCAGCCTCGGCGGCCAAGCGTGGGCTGAAGTCTGCGATGTCGCAGCCTAGGCCCCGGGCGAACCCGATGGCGGCCTTCATGCTGATGGGCATGCCCTTGCCGTTCAGGCACTGCCAGACAGCTCCTTGGTTGCCGATGTCGTACTTTGCACCGAAGGCTTCCTGGGAGAGGCCGTGGCGCGCTGCCTGGTAGAGGGTCTTCAGGCGGGCCGACTCTTCGAAGTTCTCCTGAGTCAGCTTGGAGGATTTGGAGGACTTTTCCATGTCGCGCGAAAAATAGCAGTCCTAGTAGGAAGCGCAACTAGCGCATCTATTGACGGTGTGGACTAGCGCAGCTAGTATTGCGGCATGAGCACGATCAAAGCCATCCGCGAACGCCTGGGCCTGTCCCAGCTTGCCCTGGGTCGAGGCATCGGCTGCACGCAGGGGAACATCTTCCACTATGAGCGCGGCCAGACGCTGCCGCCTGATGCGGCAAAGCGTGTGATCGCCTTCGCCGCAGAGCGTGGACTGATCCTGACGATGGACCAGTTGTACGGCCTGCAGCCACTCCCTCCAGCAGCACAGCCCGCCGAGGCCTGACCATGCCGCCGCGTCAGGCCATCCTCCGTCCGCTGCGCGCTGTCGCCAGCTCGCGCTCCACGCACATCACAACCCGGCTCGCCCGGCAGCGGATGTGCAGCTCCCCCGCCATCCATGACAGCTCCAGCTGGCTTGTCGTCAACGTCTGCTCCCGTGCGCTCGTCTCGGGGTTCACGTTGGTGCTGACGCTGGTCCTGGTGCTGGTGTGGAAAGGCTGGGTGTTGAGGTTCATGGCGGCTCCCTTTGGTGTGGTGTTTGTTTGCATGGCCGCGATGTTCGGCGTTCCCTTCTTCCCCGTCCACGTCCAATTTTTCAGGAGCCGGATATGAGCGCTCTCGATGCACTGCGCCGCGGCGCAGACAACGCCCCGGGCGGCCGTGCCGCCATTGCAGTACGCCTGGGTAAATCTGATGAGGTGGCGCGCAAGGAGTTGTCCGGCGCCGCGTCGCACAAGCTGGGCGCGGTTGATGCCCTGGCCATCGCCCGTATTGCCTGCGAAGCCGGTACGCCTCATTGCTACGACTACGCGGCCTATGTGGCCCACGAATGCGGTGGCCGCTTCGAGCTACTGCAGGAGCCTGTCGCTGGCGCTGCCAGCCCGATGACCAAGATCTCCAAGCTGGTGCTTGAGACATCGCATGTGACCGGCGCTGTGATCGCTGCCATGCAGGACGGCGTGATTTCGGACAACGAGCTGGCGCAGATCGAGCGCGAGATCGCCGAGGCCGAGGAGGTGCTGCGCAAGCTGCGACAGGCTGCGCGCGCCGTCAACGCCGCAGGTAAGCCGCAGCGCGCGCCGGCCATCCCCTGACCCTTTTCGCCGACGGCCAGGGTCGCTCCCGCACAGCAGTTCCACCACCTGCCGGCCGTTGGCTTTCTTCTTGTGGTGCTCCCCTCTAAGTGGTGGACACATGCCAACGAAAACTCTCATAGACGAAGCCGCCCTGATCGCGGATCTCAATGCTCACTTCCCTGGCGCCAAGGCTCAGTCTTTGCGCAGCTGGTCGAGCAATCCGACCCAGATTGGCGCTGTGGTCTCCGGCGAGGCTGAGATCGAACCCGGCTATTGCATAGGCCCGTACACCTACTTGGATGACGAAGCCTACAACGGCAGTGTGCATCGGGGCTTCGAGGCCTGGTGCGAGGACCGTGGCTGGTACGTGGAGACCTACGAGTACGGGGTGCTCTGGGTGGTGCCATTGCCGAGCCAGATGGAGTTGGCAGCGTGGCGCACCAAGTGCGACGCGATCAACGAGGCGCATGCCCAGCGGTCGAACCTGCATGCTGGCGATGGGCTGCCGCTGTGAGGTTGACATGAGCTCATTTTTCAATCTTGTAGTTGACCCTCAAGGAAGGTGTGCCTGCTTGACGGTGACAGCCGCGCCTGGCGATGTGGCTATCGGAGAGACTGATTTCGAGTACCCACGCTCTCAAGAGAACGCTTTTATCGTGAGTCCAGACCAGGCAAGACAGCTTGCGAAAGTGCTTCTGGCAACAGCCAATGAAGCAGATGAAATGGCCGCGTGGGTGAATGAGAACTTCCCCAATCATGGCGGCCGGGAGGTTGGGCCGTGAACGAGCCAGAAAAAGAATCGATGCGCTACGCGGTACTTCCCGCTACCGCGCTGCTGGATAACCGTCTGTCGTTGCGGGACGTGTCAGTGCTGGGTGCCTTGGGCATACATACGGACAAGCAGGGGTGGTGCACGCCGTCCCAGGGCCGTATCGGCGCGATGCTGGGGATTTCTCGGCATACCGTTGCTAAGTCTGTCGCGGTTCTGCGCGAGTGCGGATATTTGGTGGTGTCAGCGCGCCGCGGAGATGGTGGAGGGCAAACCAGCAACCTGATGCGCGTGGTGATGGACTTGAATGTGCCGGAGACCTGCTTGCGCTACGTGCCGAAGAATTCCGTGTCCCCCATGCTAGCCCCTGCTACTCCTGAGGTAGCAGCCCCTGCTACTCCTGAGGTAGCAGCCCCTGCTACTCCTGAGGTAGCAGCCCCTGCTACTCCTGAGGTAGCAGCCCCTGCTACTCCTGAGGTAGCACGAAATCCCCCACTGAAATCCCCCACTGAACAACATACCCCCCTTACCCCCACCGGGGGCGGCGAGGACGATGAACTGTTTGCTGGGTTTTGGAAGGTCTATCCCCGCAAGGTCGGCAAGGATGCCGCCCGGAAGGCCTTTGCCAAGCGAAAGCCTGATGCTGAGCTACTGGCGAAGATGCTGGCTGCCGTTGCAAGGCAGGCGCAGTCCGAGCAGTGGCGGAAGAAAGACGGGCAGTTCATACCCCACCCCACGACATGGCTCAACCGCGGCCAATGGGAGGACGGGGAGGGCGCGGCGCAGGGTGGTGACAGCGAGAGCCGCCCGCAATGGGCCCTGCAGGCAGGCTTCGAAAACCGCTGGGAGGCCGAGAACGAACGGTGCTTTGCTCACAACGCCCATCTGTTCCGTGACGGACGCCGCATGGAGGTGCCCGCTTGAACGCCGCAGAGATCAGCCAGCGCATGGCCTCCGACGCGGCAGCTATCGCTCAGTACCTGCTGCCCAACGGCAAACGCAAGGCCGGGGAATGGGTCGCCGGCAGCGTGAATGGCGAAGAGGGCCAGTCGCTGTCCGTTCGTCTCACAGGGGCAAAGGCTGGCGTGTGGAAGGACTTCGCCTCGGGTGATGCCGGCGATCTGCTGGACCTGTGGGCCGCCTGCCGCAGCCAGTCCATCGGCGAAGCCATCCGCGAGGCCAAGGAGTACCTGGGCATCCGCGAAGTGATGCCTGAGCGCGAGAAGAAGACCTTCAAGCGGCCGGCTAAGCCGCAGTGCCAGGCCGCCAAAGCCGGGGTCAAGGAATGGCTCAACGGCCGCGGCATCACCGACGAGACCATCGCGGCCTTCAGGGTGGCGGAGCAGATCCGGGGTGGGAAGACCTACGCAGTCTTCCCGTACCTGCGTGACGGCGAGCTGGTCAACGTCAAGTACCGCAACATTGCGGAGAAGCGCGACATGCGCCAGGAGGGCGGGGCAGAGCCTTGCCTCTTCGGCTGGCACCTCATCGACCCGAAGGCGCGCACCGTGGCGATCACCGAGGGCGAGATCGATGCGATGACATTGCACCAGGTCGGCATTCCTGCCCTGTCGGTCAATGCTGGCGCTGGCAATCACCAGTGGCTGGAGAACGACTGGGAGCGCCTGGATTGCTTCAGCGAGATCCTGATCTTTTTCGACAGCGACGAGGCTGGCAAGGCCGGGGCGCAGGAGATCGTCCGCCGCCTGGGCCTGGAGCGCTGCAAGCTGGTCACGCTCCCCGAGAAGGATGCGAACGAGTTCCTGCAGAAGGGCGCTTGCGGCGAGGACTTTTGGCACGCCACCAAGGAGGCGAAGACCCTGGACCCCGAGGAGATGCGCCAGGCCAGCGACTTCATCAACCGCGTGAAGTCGATGTTCTATCCGGCCCACGATGACGCAGGCGACCCAGTGCTGCGCCTCGACAAGGATCTGGACTGGTTCGAGTTCCGCTCCGGCGAGGTCACCGTCTGGACCGGCTACAACGGCCATGGCAAGAGCTTGATGCTGTCCCAGGTGCTGCTGGGGCTGATGCAGCAGGGCGACCGCGTGATGGTGTTCTCCGGCGAGATGACACCCGAACGCCAGCTCAAGCGCACCGTCAAGCAGGCGGCGGGCCTGGACCGTCCCAGCATGCCCTACATCGACGCCATCGGAGCCTGGCTGCACGACAAGCAATGGTTCTTCAACGTGGTGGGCAGCGCAGGCATCGACCGTCTTCTGGCTGTGTTCCTGTATGGCTCCAAGCGTTACGGCATGCGTCACTTCGTGATCGACAGCTTGATGATGACGGACGTCCCAGAGGACGGGCCGGGCAGCATGACAGCTCAGAAAGAGGCCGTCCGCAAGATCTGCGACTTCGCGCGCCGCAATGGTGTGCATGTCCACCTGGTCGCCCACCCGCGCAAGGGTGCGGACGAGTCCAAGGGACCCGGGAAGCTGGACGTTGCCGGGTCTTCCAAGATCACCGACGGCGCCGACAACGTGTTCACCGTCTGGAGTGCGCGCAAGGACGAGAACGACCCCGACCACGACCCCGACAAGCCCGACGCCAAGCTGGAGCTGCAGAAGCAGCGCAACGGCGATGTGCAGCACTACAGCCAGTACCTCTGGTTCAACAAGGCCGCCCAGCAGTTCGCCACGAACAACCGGCGCCGCGCCATCAGCTATGTCCCATTTTCAACCCAGGAGCCAAGAGATGAATTCGCTGACCAACCCTGAGCGCGCCATCACCAGTCTTGAGAACTGCCATGTGCTCCTGTGGAGCCAGAGCCAGTGCGCGATGCATATCGAACCAGTCAGCAGCATGCTGACCCATAACCGCCGAGCCTATGTCGAAGACCGACGCATGGACTACGTGCCAATCGCCTTCGGCACCCGAGATCTGTGCAGCGCACTGGCGGAAAAGGTTCGGCAGACCCTCAACAAGCGCCGCGGCTAACCCGTCTCTCACTGACCCAAGGAAAGAATGAGCAGGACCTATATCGACTTCAACGCCGTGCCTGAGGAGCATAGGCAAATTGACGCGCGCTTGGCGAACTGGGGGCGCTGGTGCCACGGTTCTGTGGCCCGGGAGATCTCGCCAATGTTTCGCATGGTCTCGCCCGAGCCCATGGACCGCGCCCAGGCCCGCGAGGCAAGACAGCGGCAGCAGCTGCAGATCGACCACTTGGACGCGGCCCGCATCCATGCCGCCGTGATCCATCTTCCACTGCAACACAGGAGCGCGCTGAACTGGATCTATGTAAAACCCTGGATGGCTCCCAAACGTGTTTGCCAAATCATTGGCACCAGCTTGGTCGAACTCGGCCGGCTTTTGACAGACAGCCGCCAGATGCTCCTGGCGAGAAAGGTTTGAGACCAATATGCAGTATCAAAACGAGCGCGCTTCTGCTGACGAACAACTGGTCAACGAGCACATGCTCGGACAGTGCATGCATCCCAACTTCAAGGTGGTTCGAAGCCCCAGCCTGCTGTACGCCGAATGCCGCGACTGCAATGCGTGGCGGCACTTGGAGGGTCGGCCCAGCCGGGAGCAGGCACATCATGAGTTGCTCGCCCAGCAGATCAGGCCAGCACACAACCCCACCAACGGCCTGCAGGTTGAGCGGGCAATGGGCCGCGCGGGTTGGGAGGTGCTTTCTGTCTGCCGTGATGGAGCCTGGCGCTGCACGGTAAAGCGTGAGGGCTTGATCTTCGAGTCGGCCGACCACTCGACACCAGCGGCGGCAGCGGTGCAAGTTGCCGCACTGCTCATAAAAAAAGGGTTGTACAAGTCCTGATTTTCAGGTATCGTTCGCCATATCGATTGAGCGAAGACGCATAGGAATCGTGGCATCCCTGGACGGAGGTGGCGGTGCGTCGATAGCTCAAGTTGAGAGCTCCCCTGGGCGCCAATGCGCCCAAAGAAAAAGCCCGCACGGTTCACGCCTTGCGGGCTTTTTCGTTGAGCTCTAGCCTCTGGAGCGGACCATTGGGTATGATGGCTTCGCAGTCCGTTCGGGGCGAGACGTGGTGGTGGAAGATGCATGCCCCTGCCGGACCTTCATCCGCGCCCACTTGATGGGAGTTGCCGATGCTGGCCCCGCACGGGATTGAGCGGAAGCCGCCTTAAGCTGCCGAGGCCAAACACGGACTGCACCTTTTTTGAAGCCCTGACTGTTCACGCGGTCGGGGCTTTTTCGTTGGCTCCCCGATCCAGCCGGGGCCGCCCCTGAGTGGCGTGATGGGGCGGGAACTCCTCCGTGAGCTGTCGCGGCGCTGGAGTACAGAGAACGGCATTCCCCCTGTGGCATTGGCCATAAGTCCGAAGGGGCCCTATTCGCTGCGCTGCTCAACCCCCGCTGCGACCTTGGTGATGAAGCGTGCTGCCAACTCCTTGCCGTGAAGGCTTTGTTGTTGGACCCACGCGGTCTGCAGGGCTGACAGGTTGGCTTTTCCTGCATTCAGCAGATCTGGCTCGAAGTTGCTCATGAGGCTCTGCCGGAGTTCGGCGAGTGCTTCATCTGCGTTCGGCTGTCGTCGCATGTACTCCACGAACAGTCTTTGCAAAAGCATCTCATGCATGGCAAGACGCGATGCAAGGTCGAGGCCGAAGTCATTGGGCTGCGGCATTTGGTCCTCCTGGCTGGTTTGTGTGGAAGCTCCCATCGTATGCCAGGAGGGTGTCTGCCGCTAAAAAACGTATTGCGCGTTGCACTTCAGGCACGTGACGGCGATTTTGCTGTCGCCGTGCTCCTTTGCTGCGAATTCTCCTTCTACCTGTTTAACCCGTAGATCAACGCTGCTCATGAATGGGTGGTTGTTCTCGGTAACGGTGACGGTGCCTTTTTGTCCGCAGGCTTCGCACCCCAATCCGTATCGAACAGTTTCTCTTGATGCCATAGCGCGCTCCTTGATGAGTGGGTTGTCGGCTTCATTAGCTGCCGATACGCATCGTAGTGTGTGACAGCTGAATCAGTTTCCGCCGCCACCAGGTGTACCCGGCAAAGCATGCATAGCGCATGGGGTGCAAGGCTTGCGTGGCGGTACCTATCCCGCCATCAAGGATATCCACATGTCCCAGACTGAAGAAGCCGAAGGCGTTGTTTACCGCCATCTCGAAGATGACGTAGACCGAATCATCCCGACGCAGGCCAGGGCCCAGGCGCGCGACTTGGGCCAGAAGGTGGAGATCCTCCACGATGGCGTCCACCGCCTGATCTTCGTGAACGGCCATCCCATCGGCCAGGTGCTGAAGCTCGAAACCCCGCGCAGCGGCGGGATGCTGGCCGGCGTCGTGGATCTCAGCTTCGTGGCTGCTGAGATCGTGGAGCGCAAGGTGAGCCGCGATGAGTTCAACGCCCTCAAGTCCGAGGGCGTGGCGAGGAGCTGATGGCCAGGCTCCAGACCCTCAAGAGCTCTGTGCCGCTGCTCGACACCCGCCGTGTGCAGACGATGCAGGCCGGCAGCTGGCGCACCAGCGACCAGACGGCAGCGCAGCGCGGCTACGGCTACAAGTGGCAGAAGGCCCGCGAGCAGTTCCTGCGCGAGCACCCGCTGTGCCTCATGTGCCAGGCGCAGGGCAGGGTCGAGGCGGCTACGGTCGTTGACCACATCACCCCGCATCGCGGGGATCAGTCGCTGTTCTGGCGGCGCAGCAACTGGCAGCCGCTGTGCGCCACCCACCACAGCAGGGACAAGCAACGCGAGGAGCAGAGGCAATGATCGAAGTCACAGACTGCAATGGTCACAGACATCTGCTCAACCCTGATGGCATCGTCCGGGTGAGCGAGGCCGGAACATCCAGCCAGTGGCATGGCATCCGGTCGTACATCGTGACGATGCACGGCAAGACCATCGAATGCCAGCAGAGCGTCCAGGAGGTGCAGAAGCTGCTGCGGGCGCTGGATCTATCCCGTCTCGGTGCTGGCGCTGCCTGAGGCCGTCTGACACGATCCAGAGGCATTGCCGGCGCGGTCAGGGGGAGGGGGTGGGGCAAAGTCTGGAGCCCTCGCCGGCCTAGACCGCCCTGTTCCGCACGCGCACAAAAAAGCCCCCTGTTTGATTGTTTCGGGGCAGTCGGCCGCATGAGGTTTCGGCTGCAACCCGTTGCGGCAGCAGGGAAATTCGGTCCTTTGAATTCTGGGGAAACGCGGAAATCAAAGAAATCAAAGAATCAAAGAGGTGAGCCATGGCAAGAGGGGGCTCTCGGCCCGGTGCTGGCCGCCCAAAGAAGACGCCACCAGCCGCGCCGGCAGCAGACGCCCAGGCGCCGGAGCCCAGGAAGTACAAGAGGCGCGCGGCGCCCACGGTGGATGCCGAGGGCTTCAAGCCAGAGGATGCGCCGCCGAGCTGGCCATTTGGCAAGGAGCGACCCGCGCCGACCGAGCCAGAGTCAGCACCCGATGCCGAGCCGGACCTGTCCGGGCTCATGCCGCTGGACTACATCCTGTCGGTAATGCGCAATCCTGACCTGCCCGATCCGATGCGGATGCAGGCCGCCACTCTGGCCGCCCCGTACTGCCACCCCAAGCCAGCGCCCAAGAGCGCCAAGCAGGAGGCTGAAGCGGAGCGTAAGAAAAACCGTGAGCCGCGCTTCGGCCGCCGCCAGCCGCCGACGCTGACAGCAGTGCAGGGCGGAAAGTCATAGCCGGTTTCCGGCGCCAACGCCGGAGAGCTTTATGGAATGGACCACTGCGTGCCCGGACTGGGAGCGTCGCATTGTTGCGAGCGAAAGCCTGATCATTTCGCCGCCGCTGTTCCCCGAGGTCGCTGATGAAGCATGGGAGATCTGCAGCAGCTTCGTCCTGACGGACATACCGGGCCATCCGACCATCGGCCAGGTGGCCAGGCCCTGGCTGCGCGACCTGGTGCGGACGATCTTCGGCGCGGAGAGTGCGGAGGGGCGCCGGCTGATCAACGAGTATTTCCTCATGGTCAGCAAGAAGAACGCCAAGAGCACGATAGCTGCGGCCATCATGCTGACCGCGTTGCTGATGAACTGGCGAGATGAGGCAGAGCTGCTGATTCTGAGTCCGACGCTTGAGGTGGCCAACAACAGCTACAAGCCGTTGTCCGCAATCATCAAGGCCGATGAAGATCTGATGGACATGCTCAAGGTCCAGGATTACCACCGCCTGGTCACGCACAAGGACACAGGGGCGTTCCTCAAGGTGGTGGCAGCCGACGAGGCCACGGTCGCAGGCAAAAAGGCCAGCTTTGTCTTTGTGGACGAGCTGCACGAATTCGGAAAGAAGGGGCGGGCCTCAAACATGCTGCTGGAGGCCACGGGCGGCCTCGCATCGCGGCCCGAGGGCTTTGTGATCTACGCGACCACGCAGTCGGAGGAGCCTCCTGCCGGCGTGTTCAAGGACAAGCTCGCATATGCGCGAGGCGTGCGTGACGGGGAAATCAAGGATCAGAAGTTCCTGCCTCTGATCTATGAATTTCCCAAGCCAATGCTGAAGGCTGGAGCCCATAAGGATTTGGCAAATGCCTACGTGACGAATCCCAATTGGGGCGCGTCCGTGGACATTGAGCGGATCCACCAGTTGCACAGCCAGGCCGCCATGAAGGGCGAGATTGGGCTGAAGGAGTTTTGGGCCAAGCACCTGAATGTCGAGATCGGCATGAACATGCGGGCCGACCGCTGGGCAGGAGCCGACTTCTGGGAGCAGCGGGGTGACCGCAGGGTGACGCTTGAGTACATCAAGCGCGAGTGCGAGGTGGTGGTGGTGGGCCTTGACGGCGGCGGCCTGGACGACTTGCTGGGGCTGGCTGTTGAGGGGCGCCTGAAGGGCTCGACCAACTGCGTGCTTCGGAACAAGGCATGGATCCACCCCATAGGCATTGAGCGGCGCAAGTCGGAGGAATCGAAATACCTGGACTTCGAGCGCGACGGCGACCTGGTGATCGTGAAGCGCCCGGGGCAGGATCTGGAGGAAGTCGCTGCGATCTGCAAAGACCTGCACGACGCCGGCCTGCTGGCCCGCATTGGCCTCGACCCTGAGCGCACGCACAAGGTGGTGTATCAGGCGCTCATCGACGCCGGGATACCCGAGGAATTGATCATCGGCATCTCCCAGGGCTGGAAGCTCACGGGCGCCATGGCCGTTGCAGAGCGCGGCCTGGAGGACGGGAGCCTCACCCACGCGGCTCAGCCGCTCATGGCCTGGTGCGTGGGCAACGCGAAGGTTGAGCCCAAGGGCAATGCATCGCTGATTACGAAACAAGCCAGCGGCTCCGCAAAGATCGACCCGCTCATGGCGTCGCTCAACGCGGTGACGCTGATGGCGACCAACCCGCAAGCGGCTGGTGGCCGCTCTTTCTGGGACAAGTGATGAACCAATTTCTACAAACGCTGCAGCGCGGCGCCGCTGCGGCGCGCGCGTCTTTGGTCAACGCTGCTCCCGACGGCCTGCTGCTGGGCGGGGCTGCTGCGATCTCATACGGGGCCTGGCTGATCTATGCGCCGGCCGGATTCATCGCTGGCGGGGCCTTGCTCATCGCTGGCGGGGTGCTGATGGCACGGGGGGCGAAGTAATGGGGCTGTTGACGCGAGGCCTGGAGCGACGGGCCAAGGAACTGACCTACGACCAGATCGCCAACCTGATCGACGGCGTGGGCGCGAGCCGCGTGGCTGGCGTGACCGTGACCGACAAGACGGCCCTGCAGGTCTCGACCGTGCTGGCCTGCGTCAAGGTGCTGGCCGATGGCTGCGCCACGCCAGACCTGCACGTCTACCGCGAGAAAAAGGACGGCACCAGCGAGAAGGCGCTCAACATTCCGGAGTACCGGCTGCTGGCCCGCCGCCCGAACGAGTGGCAGACCTCTTTCGAGTGGCGCCGGATGATGACCGTCCATGCCGCCCTGACCGGCGCCGGCCTGTCCATCAAGGTGCGGGGCGACAACGGGCGCATGCGGGAGCTGATCCCTGTGGAGCCGGGGCAATGGGACGTGCGCAAGGTCAGCCGGTACGAGTTGCGCTATCGCTGCTGGGATGAGTTCGGGATGATCGGCGACTTCTCGGCCGATGAGGTCTTCGTGCTCAACGGCCTGCAGTGGAACTGGGCCAAGAGCATCAACGCCGTGGCGCTGGCGCGATCCGCCATTGGCCTGGCCATCGCCACCGAGCGTAGCCAGTCGTCCATGCATGCCAACGGCCTGCGGCCCAGCGGCACGTACACCGTGACGGGCAGCCTGACAGAAGAGCAGCACACGCGGCTCAGCAAGTGGGTGAAGGACCAGGGCGGCCCCGAGAACGCCGGCACGCCCCTGGTGCTGGACCGCGATGCCAAGTGGGTGAGCACCACGGTGAGCGGCGTTGACGCGCAGCACGTCGAGACGCGGCGCCTGCAGGTTGAGGAGATCTGCCGGGGCTACGGCGTGTTTCCCATCATGGTCGGGCACTCCGACAAGACCAGCACGTTCGCCAGCTCCGAGGCCTTTTTTGCGGCCCACCGGATCCACACGCTGGCGCCCTGGCACAAGGCCTGGCGCGACCGCCTGGACGAAACACTGCTCGACGGCTCCGGCCCGCTGTTTGTCGATTTCGACACCCGTTACATGGTGGCCGGCTCCCTGAAGGACCGCGCAATGTGGGCGCGGACCATGGCAGAGACCGGCATCTGGACCCGCAACGAGATCCGCGACGAGGACGGCAAGGATCCCCTGCCAGGCCTCGATGAACCGCTGACGCCGCTCAACATGAGCACCGGCAAGCAAGGGAGCGACGATGAAGAACAAGACAAGCCAGCGCCTTGAGCGCAAGGAAGGCCCTGGCGGCCGCGAGGTGCGCTCCTATGCGCTGCAGCTCAAGGCCACAGGCGACGACGGCACTGTCGAAGGCTACGGCTCCGTGTTCGGGGAGCGCGACTCCTACGACGATGTGATCGCCCCGGGCGCCTTCAAGGGCAGCCTGGCCGCGCACAAGGCGGTCGGCACCATGCCCGCGATGCTCTGGCAGCACGACGGCGCCAAGCCCATCGGCATCTGGACCGAGATGGTCGAGGACAGCAAGGGCTTGCGCATCAAGGGGCAGCTGGCGCTGGAGACCGTCCTGGGCAAGGAGGCTCATGCGCTGCTCAAGCTCGGCGCCCTCAACGGCCTGTCCATCGGCTTCGTGTCCAAGCAATGGACCTACGACCGCGACACCGACGTGCGCACGCTCACGGAGCTGGACCTCTGGGAGGTCTCGCTGGTGACCTTCCCCGCCAACGGCAAGGCCCGTGTGACCAATGTGAAGGCGGCCGACGACCTGGCCGCCCCCAAAGATGCTGAGCGACTCCTGCGTGATGCAGGTTTCAGCAAATCCGACGCGACGGCCTTTGTGTCGCGCGTCATGCGGATGGGAGAAGCGCGGAGAGAGTCCGCTGATTCGACCGCTGCGGCAATTCGAGCAGCTGACCGGCTGCTCTTGTCTCTCCAATCCTGAAGAAAGATCACCATGAAGAAAACCATTCTGGCCATCATGGCCCTGCACATGTCCGCGTTCCAGGCCAAGGCCGGCGCGCTGGCAGTCTACGAGCGCCGCGACGATCCCACCATCAAGACCGTCTCCGACGCTCTGGACAAGATCGCCACGGCCTTCGAGGAATACAAGAAGACCAACGATGCCCGCATCGAAGCCATCAAGGCGGGCAAGGGCACGGCCGAGCTCGACGCCAAACTCTCGCAGATCGATGACCACATCGAGACCCTGGGCGAGGTCAAGTCCAAGCTGGAGAAGATGGAGACCAAGCTTTCCCGCCCCGGCGCCATGAACCCGGCCCGCCAGGAAGGCGAGACCAGGGAAGCGGCCGAATACCGCAACGCATTCATGGGCTGGATGCGCAACCCCGGCGACCCCGAGCGCCGCACCGCCCTGCAGCAGCGCGCCCGCGAGCTGAAGAAGTCGCTGCGCGTCGAGGGCAATGATGACGACGGCTGGGAAACCCGCGCCACGCAGACCACCACGACCACCGGCTCGGCTGGCGGCTTCGCGGTGCCCGAGATCATCGAGCGCCAGATCGCTCGCCTGGGCCTGGACATCAGCCCCATCCGTCAGATCGCCACGGTGCGCACTGTGGGCAGCACCGATTACAAAGAGCTGTTCGACATCGGCGGCGCCGGCTTCGAGTGGGTGGGCGAGACCGACACCCGCAGCCAGACCAACACGCCCGACCTGGCCGAGGTGACTCCCACCTTCGGCATGGCCTCGGCCAAGCCCCAGGCGTCGGAGGAGTCGCTGGACGACATGTTCTTCAACGTCGAGGACTGGCTGATCTCCAGCGCCTCCGAAGCCATCGCCCAGGGCGAGGGCACGGCCTTCGTGCTCGGCAACGGCACCAAGAAGCCCACCGGCTTCCTGGCGGGGCCTGCGCCCGTGGCCACGGATGACAAAACCCGCGCTTTCGGCACGCTGCAGTTCATCGCCTCGGGCCAGGCCGCTGCGCTGCCCACGAGCCCGGACGTGTTCCTGGATCTGGTCTACGCGCTGCGTGCCCGCTACCGCACGAATGCCAAGTGGGTGACGAACCGCCTGGTGCAGGCCGCGCTGCGCAAGTACAAGGACGCCCAGGGCCAGTACCTCTGGCAGCCGTCCCTGCAGGCGGGCCAGCCCGCGACGTTCCTGGGCTACGGCATTGCCGAGGCCGAGGACATGCCGGGCGTGGCCGCCAACGCCTTCCCCCTGGCGTTCGGCGACTTCAAGGAGGGCTATCTGATCGCCGACCGTGTGGGCATGCGCATCACCCGCGACGAGATCACGACGCCCGGCTTCGTCAAGTTCTACGTGCGCAAGCGCGTGGGCGGCAAGCTGCGCAACACCCAGGCGATCAAGCTGCTGAAGATCTCGGCCTGATCCTGTGAACGGCAACAAGAGCCCCGCCCGGGGCTCTTTTCATTGGAGAGCACCATGCAACTGAAAGTGATCAAGGCGTTCGACTGGGCGCACCGTGGCGTGCAGGTCGAGCGTTTCGAGGCCGGCAGCATCATCGACACGGAGGATGAGGATCTGATCCGTGTGTCCAAGGCCGAGGGATGGGCGGACGAAGACGACGGCAAGGCGCCGCAGGGCAAGCCGTCGGCGGGCATGAAGGTGGACGACCTCAAGACGGCACTGGCCGCCAAGGGCATCGCCTTCCCCGAAGGCGCGAAGAAGGATGAGCTGGCGGCGCTGCTGGACGGCGAACAGCAATGAGCCTGATCGACATCGACCGCGCCAAGCTGCATTTGCGGGTGGACGTGGACGACGAGGATGCGCTCATCTCCGCGCAACTGGTGGCGGCCGAGCGTCTGTCCATGGCCTGGATCCGGCGCAACGTGTACGCCGACCAGGCCGCCCTCGATGCCGCTATACAGGCCGCGCCTGCATCCCTCTCGGCGGCCACCGCTGCCTACGAGGCCGCGCTGGCGCTGGCCAATCAGATGCCCAACGCCATCGAGCGCGCAGCGGCCACCGCAGCAGCACAGGAAGCCTACGAGGACGCCCAGGCCGACGCCAAGCGAACGCGGCGCGGCGTGGTGGTGGATGACCTCTTCGCTTCCGCCGCCCTGCTCACGCTGGGCGCCCTGTACGAAAACCGCGAGCTGCTGGATCCGCCGCCTGTGGCGCAGCTGCTGCTCGACCCGCTGAGGGCCTACGGATGAAAGCCGGCACCCTTCGCGACCGCATCCACATCCAGCGCAAGACAGGCGGCGCGGATGACTGGGGTACTCCGCTGCCCGAAGGCTGGGAGAACATCTCCACGGGCCGCATCGCAGCCAGCGTGCTGCACAAGTCTGGCCTGGGCACGATCAAGGCAGACGCTGAGGTGTCCATCGTCCGCGCGAGCATCCGCATCCGCCGCCGCTCTGGCGTGGACGCCGGCATGCGGGTGCTGTTCGCCGGCCAGATCTACGAGCTCAAGGCCGTGCTGCCTGGGCCAACCCGCGAGTACATCGACCTGGTGTGCGAGCTTGTGAAAGGACCGACCCAATGACCAAACCACGAACCCCGCGCGCACCGCGGGCGCCGCGCGCTGCCCCGGCGCCGGCCGACGACGGCGGGCCGCGCACGGTGCTGACGACCAGGCCCGGCACCATCGGCCCCTACGGCTACATCGCCGGCCTGCTGATTGACGACGTGCCGGCCGATGTGGCTGCGGCAAACGCGGGCTGGATGGACGCGGACCCCGAGCGCGTGGCAGAGGCCCGCGCCGCGCGTGCCGACGCGGTGCCGTTCAAGGGCTGACGGCCATGGCTCGTCGCACGCTGTCCCGCAAGGGATTCGACGGAAAGAGCCGACAGCTGCAGGGCAACAACTCTTCCAACAAGGCATTTCAGATCAACCCGAACCTGGGCGGCCTGTTCGACATGCTGGATGAGATGGAGGCCAGCGTGGAGGAGGCCCTGCGGCCTGCCGCCCAGGCGGCCACCCAGGTGATCTATGACCGTGTGAAGCTCAACGTCTCGGCCCTCGGTCGCGTCACGGGCAACCTGGACCGATCCATCTATCAGTACTACAGCACTGAGAAGTCGGTGGACGGCGAGCGCGCCGAGTATCACGTCTCATGGAACCACAAGAAGGCGCCGCACGGCCACTTGCTGGAGTGGGGCTGGCTGCAGCGCTACGTCTACCGGCCCGACGGCATGGGGCCGATGGTGCGGCCCGGCATGGATGGCAAGCCGAAGCCGGGGCGACGGGCGAGCCAGGCGCAAAAGGATGCGTATTACGTGACGCTGCCTGTGCCCAAGCAGATCCCAGGCAAGGCGTTCATGCGCAGCGCCGAAAGCTCGCTGCCCGAGGCCAAGCAAGCCGCTGAGCAAGAGCTCCTGAGGCGTATTCGTGGGAAGGGAGGGGCTGATGGCGCTGGAGACTGATTTGATGGCCGAGCTGCAGGCCGAGTGCCCGCGCGTCGTCGTGGGAACGGCTCCCTACGGCACGGCCATGCCCTACGTGACCTGGCAGCACATCGGCGGCGACGTGCTTCGCTACACGGACAACGCGCCGGCCGACAAGCGCAAGCCGCTCATCCAGATCAACACCTGGGCCGCCACGCCGCAGCAGGCCTTTGCGCTGATCCAGCGCATCGAGGAGCGGCTCTGCGCTGCTGCAGCGTTTACGGCACGCCCCCACGGCGACCCCATTGGGGCCTATGACGACGCAGGAGTCGTCTCTGGCTACCTGCAGACCTTTTCCATTCTGGGCGCCCGATAGGCCGCCTGACCAGTTCCACCGCCTTGGCGGTCTCCCGCCCGCGAGGGCACTCCATCAACCCGCTTCGGCGGGTTTTCTGCTTTTGAAAGGGCCACAACATGGCATCTCTCCCTACCGGCTCGCGCATCGCCGTGGCCACTTCCATCGGCGCCAAGGTGCCTATCACCGCGATCACCAACGCGACCGAGGCCGTCTGCACGGCAGCTGGGCACGGCCTGGCCGTCGGCAACATCGTGATCGTCCTGTCCGGCTGGGGTCGTCTGAACGGCCTTGTGTTCCGCGTGAAAGCCATCCCGACCCCGGACACGTTCACCCTGGAGGGCCGCAAGGCCAACACCAGCAACACCAACCTGTTCACCCCTGGCGGCGGCGCTGGCTCGTTCCAGAAGGCCCTGACATGGGTGGACGTGGTGCAGATCCTGTCCAACAACACCTCGGGCGGTGATCCAAAAAAGGTCACGTACCGCTACCTGGAGAGCGAGAACGAGCAGGAAATCAACGACGGTTTCAGTCCGGTCTCGCGCTCGCTGGAAATCGATGCTGATGCCATCGAGACCCCGGGCTACACGGCTCTGGAAGACCTGTCCGCCAGCGGCGCCGACACGATCCAGCGCCTCACCATGAAGAACGGCGCCACGTCGTATCTGGCATGCACCGTGGCGCTCAACGATGAAGTGCTGATGCAGGACGGCCAGGTCAACCGCGTGAAGGCCGATTTCTCGGGCAAGGGCCGCTCCACCCGCTACGCCAGCTAAGGCGTCAACCCCATGCACCGGCCCGGCTGTTTCGTCTCTTTCAGCGGAGGCGGGCAGTCGGGCACGGGCTTTCTCTTTTTCCCTCCGCTGAAAGGATCACTCCATGGCCACTCAATCCAAGACCGCTGTTTCCGCCGCTGCAGACGAGGCTGGCAAGAAGCCCCCCGCATTCATCTTTGGCGCCCGTCCCGAGACCATCACCGCGCCCGTCTCGTTTGTGCGCGTGACCGGCGAGGTTGCCGAGATGGACTGCAAGTTCAAATACCGCACGCGCCGCGAGTTCGGCGAGTTGTGGGACGAGGTGTCCAATGCCAATGTCCCACCGCCGGCCGACGGCGAGAAATTCAGCTTCGCAAACCTGGCCGACCGTGGCCTCGAATTCAGCGCAGAACGAACCCTCAAGTACCTGGTGGGCTGGGGCGTCGAGATCGAACTCAACAAGGCGGCCCTGGTGCAGCTGTTCGATGAAGAGCCCAACGCCGCCGCCGCGTTCTGGGACGCCTACCGTGCCGCCCTGGTGGATGGCCGCGTAAAAAACTCCTGAGCGCCACCGTCGCCTATTTCACCCCCGACCCTGAGGTCGCAGAAGGCTGCGAGCCAGAAGACTACTGGGAAGACCCAGTGGAGGCCTGGCCCGAGAACGCCGAGTCGCTTGCGCTGTTCATCGGCCTGCAGACGCAATGGGCCTGGGTTGTGGGAATGGGCGGCGGCGGGCGCATAGGCCTGCGGTATGAGGCGGTCTATCCGCTGCTTGACCGCGTTGCACAGGGCGACCAGGAGCTGTGGGACGAACTCTTCGCAGACGTGCGGCGGATGGAGATGGCCGTGGTCAACATTCCGCAGAAAAGGTGATGCGGTAGCATGCGCCTTTTAAAGGAGGTGTTATGCGTCAAATGTTTTTGGTATTGGCAATAGCTAGCTCTGCGGCTATTGCCGCCCCTATCGCAAAGCCACCAAAATACAATGAAAAGGCGTTAAGGGCTGGGCTGGAGGAGAAGCTTAAGGATGCAGATAGTGCAAAAATAAAAGACATTACATACAGCCCTACGAATAATCCGAAGATATGGAATATTTGCGGATCCGTTAATGCAAAGAATGGATACGGGGCGTATTCTGGCTTCGGCAGATTCTACGGGCTTGTCGCGGAGATTGAAAAGGGGAAGCCGATGTATTCTATTTCATCTGTTGAAAACGATAGTTCAAATAGGATGTGCGAGCACTTCGGATTGTGATCGCATCGGAAATATCTAGATCCCGTTAGGTACGGGTGTTTAAAAGGCTCGCTTCGGCGGGCCTTTTTGTTTGGGGGTGTGATGGAAGAACAAAACCGCAAAATTGGCTTCGTGGTTTCTGCGGAAGACGATACCAAGACCACCTTTCAGAACATCAAGACTGGCGCGGCCGACATGGCTGCGTCCGTCGCCAAATCCGGCGAGCAGGCCGCCAAGGGCGTGAAGGGGATCGGCGATGGCGCCGATGAAGCCGCCCAGAAGATGGGCCGGGCCGAAAGCGCCATGGCCCAGGCGCTGACCCGCGCCACGGAAAAGGCCAAGATCGCCGCGCAGGCCGGCGAGAGCCTGAGCCGCGCTTTCGAGCAGAAGATCGAGATGCGTGGTCTCGATGCGACCCAGCTGAATCCCTTGGTTGCCAAGCTGCGCGAGGCCGAAGACGCACTCGCGTCGTTCAAGGCGCAGCAGGCCAAGGACGCGGGTCAGAGTTCGTTCCTGGAGTCCCTGCGCTCGCAGACCCAGGCGCTGGGCAAGACGAAATCCGAGCTGCTGGAGCTGCAGGCTGCGCAACTTGGCGTTGCCAGCCAGGCCGCACCATTCATCGCCAAGCTGCGTGAGGCTGAGACGGGTGTTGGCAAGGTGGGCGTGTCGGCCGCGCAGACCGCTGCAGCGATGCGGATGGTGCCGGCGCAGTTCACTGACATCGTTGTGTCGTTGCAGGCGGGCCAGGCGCCGCTGACGGTCCTCCTCCAGCAGGGCGGTCAGCTCAAGGACATGTTCGGCACAACTGGCGCCGCTGCTCGCGGCTTGGCATCGTATGTCGCGGGCTTGGTGAACCCCCTCACTGCCGCTGGTGCTGCCGTGGCGATTTTGGGCCTCGCCTACTACCAAGGCAGCAAGGAATCCGACGCCTTCCGCAAGTCGATCCTGCTCACTGGCAATCAGGCAGGCGTCACGGTAGACCAGCTCAACACCATGGCCCGCGCAATGGCTGGCGTCGTGGGCACACAAGGAGTCGCTGCTGCAGGGCTGGCTGAGATGGCCAGGGACAGCAAGGTAGGTGCTGACAGCCTCCAGGAATTCACGACTGTCGCCATCCAGTGGGAGAAGGCCACAGGCCAGGCGGTCAAGGACACGGCCAAGCAGTTTGCCGAGTTGGCGAAGGATCCGCTCAAGGCCTCGCTCGCCCTGAATGAGGAAATGAACCACCTCACGGCCAGCGTTTACGACCAGATCAAGGCCCTGGACAAACAGGGGAAGACGGCTGATGCCGCCGCCATCGCGCAGAAGGCCTACGCCGATGCCATGTCGAGCCGCCGCGCCGAAATGGTCCAGAACCTGGGCTACATCGAGGCCGGTTGGAACAAGGTAAAGAACGCTGCCAAGAAGGCATGGGATGCCATCCTCGATATCGGCCGCGAAGGCACTGCTGAGCAGAAGCTCGCCTCCGTGCAGAGTGACCTGCAGGCGGCAGAACGCCAGCTCGCGAATGCTGAGCGTGCAGCCTTCGGCGGCAGCCGCGCCAGCAAGGCTGAGGAGGACCGTCGCCGAGCCGCTGTTGAGGATCTGCGAGCCCAGGAAAAGAGCCTGCGGGAGGGTATCGCGGCTGGGCAGAAAAAGGCTGCGGAGCAGGTCGCAAGCAAGGACTACGTGGATGCCATGCAGGCATTCGATCAGGTTGCGGGTCAATTTGCCTCGAAGGAGGTCAAGCGCAAGCAGGAACTGACTGTTGCGCAGAACCTCTACAACGAGGCCGTAGAGAAGACCAAGAAGGCCTTGGCAGACTCTCCCGAACTGGGCTCCAAGCTGGCGAAGCTGGAGGCGGACTATGGCAAGACTGTCGCCGGCATCAACAAGAAATTCACCGAGAAGGCCTCGGGCGGCGGCATCAACGTCACCGAGAACCAGCTCGCCGGCCTGGAGGGCAAGCTGGCTGCCGCAAGGCAGTACCGCGAACAGCTGCTGACGCTGGGAGCCGCCGCATCCGATCTCAACGAAGGAGAGCGCGAATCGATCACGCTGGCCGCCCAGATTGAGAGGACCACCAACGCGAAGACCAGGGCGAAGCTGGAAGAAGCGAAATCCATTGCCGACGCCTGGGGCGCACAAGTGCGCAGCAACGACGAGTTGCACAAGTCGCAGAAGGCCTATGAATCGCTGATCGCCGGCAACTACAAGGCGGCTGACTCTCTCACCGAGCGTGCGCGCGAGCAGGAGGCTGCCAATGCCGTGTTCGGCAAGGGGCGTACGGAGATCGAGCGCATGACGCTCGCCACGCTGGAGCAGCAGATGGCCGAGGCCCAGGGCAGCGACAGCTTCGATCCGAAGTACATCGCCAGTCTCGAAGCCAAGATCGCCGCCCAGAAGCGCTACACGGCCGCCCTGCAGCAGGCGGATTTCAAGCAGATGGACGACCGTCTCACGAAGTCGCTGCAGACGGCTAAGGATGAGCTGGCGATCCAGAAGGAGGGCCTGTCGCTGCTCGGCGCCGATGAGGTGCAGCGCAAGAAGATCATTGCGCAGCGCCGTATCGAACTGGAGCTCGCCAAAGAGCTTGCGGAGATCGAGCGCACGATCTACAGCGACGACAAGGACGAGAACGAAAAGAAGCGCGAGACACTGCGCCAGAAGGCCCGCGAGAAGGCGGAGACCAACACCCAGACCTCGCTGCTGCGCATTCAAGAAGAGTACGTCAACAAGCAGGTTGAGCAGTACGACGAGATCTTCCGCAAGGGCTTCGCCGACATGCTCAACAACGGGCGCGACGGCTGGGACAGCTTCACGAAGAGCCTGACCACCACGTTCAAAACGACTGTGGCGGACCAGATCTACAAGATGTTCCTGCGTCCGTTTGTGGTCCAGGTTGTGGCCTCGCTCATCGGTGTTCAGGGTGGTGGCGGCGGTAGCCTGGGGGGCGTAGGCGGCACGGGGTCTTCGGGCGGCGGCTTTGGCGGGGGCATCCCAGGTCTGGGCCTGCTGGGCGAGAGCGGCCTGTTCGCCGGCACGAACTTCGGCGCGGGCCTCATGGGCGGCATGCCTGCCCTGTCTGGTGGCATCGAGATGATGTTTGGCGGCGAGCTGTTCGCCGGGGGCATGCAGGCTTTTGGCGCGGCGCTCCCGTGGATCGGCGCTGTTGTTGCCGGGTTCTCGATCTTGAAGAAGCTGTTTGGCGGCGGGCGCGGCCCGAACCACTCTGGCGGCGTCGCATCCACGGCGACCACCGACCGCGACCTTGCCGTGAAGCAAGTGCTGGGCACTGACGCCTGGGGCAACACCCTCGGCGACTTCACCACGCGTAAGAACGAGGCGCTCGACAAGCAGCTGCAAAAGACCGTCAACGGCATGCTTGAGATGTACAAGGCGCTGGCCAAGATCGGCGGGGGTGGCGCGCGAGAGATCGACATCGCGGCCGGTTTTTCGACGAACCCCAAGTATGCGGATGAAGGCGTGTATGGCTACTTCCAGATCCTGGACAAAGTCACGGGCGAAGTGCTGAAGAAGTACAAAAACCGGGACATGGACAGGGACCCGGAGAAGGCTTGGGCGCAGTTTGTGGCCGACATGGGCGGGGAGCTTGTCAACGAGATCAAGAAGGGCGACATCCCTGGCTGGATGCGTGAAGAGCTGGACGCGCTGGGCGAGGACGTGACGGTCGAGGGACTCAACGCTGCGATCCAGAAGATCGCGGTGATCGATGCTGCCTTCAAGGGCTGGGCTGACACGATGACCAGCTTTGCCGGGCTCACGGCCAAGGCCCAGACCGAGCTGCTCAAGTTCTCGGGCGGCATCGAAGCGCTGGCCGGCAACGTGAACGCCTTCTACGCAGGGTTTTATAGCGAACAGGAAAGGGCCGAGATCTTGCAACGCCAAGTCCGCGACCAGCTCAAAAAGCTGGGAGTCGTGGACATCGACCCCGCTGGCGGCGAAGAGGCCAAGAAGAAGTTCCGCAAGCTGATCGAAGACGCGCTCGCGTCCGGCAACACGGAGCTGGCTGCAAAGCTGCTTGCATTGGCGCAGCTGTTCGGGGTGGCGGCGGACTACGCCCAGAAGTCGGCAGAGACGGCCGCCGAGGCAGCCAAGACCGCAGCGGACGAGGCGGTAAAGGCCCTTGAGGAGTCGCGCAAGAAGGCAAAGGAGGCTGCATACGCGAACTTCGAGGCAGCGATCCAAAGGGAACAGGCCTACTGGCAGGACGTGGCCAGCGCGAGCCAGGAGGCCATAAGCAGCCTGTCCAGCGCGCTGAGCACCCTCAAGAGCAATGCGCGCGACCTGTACGGCTCGCTGGATGCCACGCAGCAGATGCTGGCCGCCCAGGGGATGGTCTACATCGAGGATGCGCTGTCGGGTGTGCGCGGCGGGCGAAAGCTCACCGACTACGCCGGCCTGACCGACGCCATCGGAGCTGCCCGGGGCGGCATCAACTCGGGCCGCTACGCGACGCAGTTCGAGAAGGAGCGCGATGCGTTGATCCTCGCCGGCCAACTCACCGAGCTGGCAGACAAGGGTGATGCGCAACTGAGCGTCGAAGAGCGGCAGCTCAAGAACTCGCAAGAGCAGCTTGAGCGCCTCGACAAGACGCTCGGCTATTGGCGGGATCTGCTCGACGGCAACAAGGCCCAGATCGATGCGACGCTCAGCGTGGAAGCTGCGATCAAGGCGTTGGAGGCACTGCTGTTCCCTGAAAAACCGCCTGCAGCGGGTGGCGGATCAGGGTCGGGCAAGACGCCGACGCCAGATTGGGGCGGAGGTGGGGGCGGCGGATTCCAGCCCGCGAACAGCGGCAAGTACAAGACTCCCACGGCGATCTTGGGAGGTGGTGCGGTCATCTATGACTATGCCGCGCCGGACTACGAAAAGCGTCTCGACAGCCTCGCTCCGACGTTCGAGAAGTACCGTGGCACTGGCGATTTCGCAGGCCTGGCCGACGACTTCCGCGCTGCAGGCGGCACTGCAAAGGACCTCGCGTACCTCTACGGCTTTTCCGAAGCCGATGTGTTGGCCGCGCTGGACCGCAACGGCATCCCGCGCTTTGAAGCGGGCGGCATGTTTGCGGGCGGCCTGCGCATGGTGGGCGAGCGAGGCCCAGAGCTGGAGGTCACGGGGCCAGCCCGCTACTGGTCGTCGGCGCAGACCCAGCAAATGCTGAGCGGCGCAGGCGGCAATGCGGAGCTACTCGCCGAAGTCAAGGCGCTGCGTTCTGCTGTGCTGGCATTGGAAGCAGCGGCCCAGCGCACAGCGCAAAACACGGCGGGCATGCCGCAAATGGCCCGGCAGTTCGACACCGTTGCGGATAGCGGCGTTTTGAGGGTTGGCACGGTATGAACATTCTTTTGCCGAAAGCGATCACGCCGGATTCTTTCGGCCCCGCCACGTCGATTCCCGAGCTGGATGCAGCCCGGGGCGAGGTGGCGTGGGTCGGTTCCGGGAACTACAAGGTGGGCGACCGCCGCGTCTATGAAAGGAAGATCTACCAGTGCGTGAAAGATCACACGGGCACCGCGACAACGCCGGACAAAATGCCGGCCGAGTGGCTTTTCAAAGAGCCAACGAATCGCTGGTGCCCTTTCGATCAATACCTGTTCACGAAAGCGCGCGCCGTCCAGACGCTGACCTATGAAATCAAGGGCGTGTTCGCTGACGGCCTTGCACTGTATGGACTGGAAGGCGACTCGCTGAGCATCACGATCACGGCCGGCGCTGGCGGTGCAGACCTCATTCCGCCGATCAATGCAGACCTCTGGAGGCAGGCCTACGGTGAGTGGGAGTACCTGTTTGGGGACTTGCAGCGGGGCGATCACTACGTGCTGCGCGGCATCCCGTTGCACCCTGACCAGCGCATCAAGATCACCGTGCGCCGCACAGCTCCGACTGCCGAGGCTGCGGTCGGCTACATCAGCGTGGGCAACCACAAGACGCTGTTGGCGCCTTCTGGCGGCATCAGTGCTGTTGAAGATGGGGCTGAGGTCGCCACAAAGGACTACGGCTACACGAAGGACAACGCGGACGGCACATACGAGGACATCGAGGGCCGCAAAGCCAAGAACATCAGCCTTTCCGTCGTGGTGGCGGCCGACCAGGCGCCGCTGATCGATTCGCTGCTCACCCAGATAGCGGGAAAGGTTGTCGCCGTCGAGGTCTCCAAGCTCGCCAAGTTCTCGCACCTGGCCACTGTCGGGAAAGTCTCCGGCACTGTGCGCTCGACAGGCGGGCCAACCGCCCGCGCTGAAATTCAAATCAAAGGCAACGTATGACCGATATCGTCACGATCCCGGACGTGCTGCCCATCTCGCCGTACCCGGCGCTCGGCAGCATCAATTTCAACAACGAGGCCTATGCGTATGCGACGAGTGTCCCGCCTGCCGTTGCTCGCATGCGCGAGATCGCTGTCGCGTGCTGGACGAACGCAACGGCGGCGCAGGAGCGTGCCAGCTCTGCGGCTGGGAGCGCCTCTGGCGCCGCAGGCAGCGCTTCAGCTGCCGCTGGTAGCGCGAGTGCGGCCAGCGGCAGTGCATCAGCAGCTGCAGGGAGCGCGAGCACCGCATCCTCGGCTGCAAGCACTGCATCCGCCTCTCTGGCAGCAATGCAGGTCATGTACCTTGGCAGCAAGGCCGTCAACTCCCACCCAACGACCGACAACCTGGGCCAGCCGTTGCAAGCTGGTGCCATGTACACAAACACGGGCACCAACGCCGCGCTCAACAAGCGTGGATATTGGTACGACGGCGCAGCCTGGCAGCTTGCCTGGGGCGACATCACCGGGCAATACATGCCGACCACGGGTGGCGTGTTCACCGGGCATGTGAGTGGCCCATCCGGCGCCACTGGGGCGCAGCACCCGCAGGCGCAGGAAGTGGTTCCCCGCAACGTGGTCGTGCTGCCGAACGCCACGGACCTGAACTCCCTGGCAAACACGTTGATGGCATATGTTGCGAATGCGACCGTCATCAACGTGCCTGTTGCGGATGGCTATTGGTACGTGCAGCACTTTCCTGGCGATGGCGCCAACTGGTCCAGCCAGCGCGCGCAGTCGATGGACCGCACTCTCGGCAGCTTCGTGCGCTACAAAAAGTCGGGCACTTGGAGCGCCTGGTCGCGTGTCATCGATGATGCAACTTTCATCGAAAAGGTCACGACTCAGACCGCAGCATCGAGCTACACGGCGAATCCCGCAACCGCGAGCGTTCACCATGTGACCATCACTGCGGCTTGCACGATTTCATTGACAGCGCCGCGTGACCTGGGCGACCAGCTCACGCTGAAGGCGCAATTCAGTGGCGGCGCCTGGCCGCTCACATTCGGCAGCAGCATCAAGGTGCCGGTCGGCGGGGCGCCAAACTACACCGCGAACCAGATCCTTACGCTGGTGTTTGAATGCTCGCGTGCGAATATTTGGGATCTGAGCTACGGTCAAGTGAGGCCCGTATGACAGCGCGCAGGCTTTTGATCACACGGCGCGCCGCGACTGTGGTAATTGCAGCAAACGTATTCAAGCCAAATATCAAAGCTCTTGCAACAGCGCAGGGATGGGATGGATATGGCAATGTGGATGTGGTAATTAACTCCGGGGTTTATGTCGTGGCCCTGGAAATTATCGATATGCCGCATGATGTCGTGACCATCACGAATAACGGAATCATCGGCGGAACGATCCACAGCGACGGCACGGGGATGTATATCCGCAATCGAATTCGCGTCATCAACAATGGCACGATTTTCGGATGCGGCGGCACTGGGGGTGTTGGTTCAAGCGTTTCCGTTTGCTGGGGTGGCGCCTGCCACTCTGCATCTGGCGGCGACGGAGGAATCGGCGCAGGTTTCTATACGACAAATAGCTGGGCAACGGTTTTGTACAGGGCGACCGGGCTTCCTGGCGTCGCAGGACAAAATGATCACCGCCCTTCATCTGGATATCCCGGGGACAGTGGTAGCGACATTGTCGGAGGCACGGGCGGCACGGGGGGGTCTATAGGCGTTGCTGGAAGTCCTGGCGGCGATGCTCAGGCGTATGGTAGTTATGACTACTACAACGCAACAGTTGCCGGATCTGGCGCACCGGCTGGCTATTACATCAATGGAAATTCATTCGTAACGTGGCTTGTTAATGGCAGTCGTTACGGCCGAGTGATTTAGGGGGCGAGATGTACATCGACAAAGAAACCCAAGAATTCGGATTGACGGCATTTGAAATAATGCAGCGTCATCCAGATACGATTTTTCCTACTGCGCCATTCGTGCCATTGGGGAAATACGCAATTGTCGAGGAGTCGCCGCATCCGGTTTTTGACAGCAGCACGCAAAAGCTTGCCGAGATAACTCCTGTGGAGATTGATGGCGTGTGGCGTCAGCAGTGGTCCGTTGTGCCGCTGTCCGAAGAGGAGCTGGCAGAGCTGCAGCGGCAGCGAGATGAGGCGGCAGCCGCCCTGATCCCCAAGTCCTGCACGCGCCGGCAGGGGCAGCTCGCACTGCTCACCCATGGTGTGCTGGACGATGCCGAGGCGGCCATAGCCGCGATCACGGACCCCGTGCAAAAGCGCGAGGCTCAGATCGAATACGAGGCGGACACCTGGGAGCGCGCGAACCCGTTCCTGCAGCAGCTCTGGGCGCAGCTCGGCGGCACGCCGCAGTCGCTCGATGAGGCCTTCGCGCTCGCTGTGACGCTCTGATCAGTCCCGCTCCACAACAGCCGCCTTCGGGCGGCTTTTTTATGCCCGGAGGAGGGCCGATGAATCAACTTGAACCAACAGCTGCAGCTGTGGCAATCGCGTCTGTGCTCTTCGGGCCTGCGATGGCGGGCTACATCGGGCCGTATGCAGTGATCCTCATTGCATCGACCGTGGGCGCCGCGTGGGCCCTGGGCCGTCGCGACCCCAGTTCGCGGCTCGGTGCCGTGGGCTACTTCGCCCGGCTCAATGCGACCGCCCTGCTAATCACTGCCGGCCTGGCCACGCTCGCGGGGCGCTGGATGGGCATGGATGAGACGAATTGGATGCTGGCGCCCATTGCGCTCGTCGTGGGCGGTGTGGGCGACGACTGGCCGCGCCTGGGCCGCTGGGTCTTCGAGCGCGCCGGCCGCGTACTGGAGCGAAAAGCTGGCGGCGGCGGGGAAGGAGGCACTCCATGACATGGCAATCCCATCAGCTGCTCGCGATGCTCAACCTGGGCATTTGCTTGGCCATCGGCTGGGCCTGCATCTGCCGCCTCAATTCCCATGTTGCCCGTGTGCACAAGCTGGCCCGCGCCAGGTATGCGCTGCTGCTGGCCGGCGCGCTTGCTTCTGGCATGCAGCCGGCCCTGTGGGGCACCTGGACCACCGTGGGCGACACCATTTTCTCGGCCTGCGTGCTCGCGGGCCTGCTCATCAACGTGGCGCGCTGGCACGGCGCTGGCCACCCCATGCGGAGGCAAGACCACAATGAACTTTGACCAGGCATTCGACAGGCTGATCGGGCACGAAGGGAAGTTCACAGCCAACCCTGCCGATGACGGCAACTGGACCGGAGGCCGACAAGGCCGCGGCGAGCTCAAAGGCACCAAGTACGGCATATCCGCCGCCGCGTACCCGCATCTGGACATCAAGGGCCTGACGCTTGAGCAGGCTAAGGCGATCTATCTTGAGGACTTCTGGGACGTGATCGGCCGCGCTCACCCCTCGATCAAGTTCCAGATGTTCGACGCTGCAGTCAACCACGGCCGGGGCAACGCCGTGCGGATCCTGCAGCGTGCTGTGATGGTTGCCGATGACGGCATATGGGGGCCGCGTTCCCAGGCCGCCCTTGACGGCATGCAGGAGCTGCGCGGGCACAACGATGTGCTGCTGCGCTTCCTGGGGTTCCGGCTGAAGTTCTGGGCCAGTCTGGCCAAGTTCGACCAGTTCGGGCGCGGCTGGACGAACCGGGGTGCTGAGAACCTGCTGTTCGCTGCGGAGGACAACTGATGATCAGCGAAAAGCTTCTGCCGGCCCTTGTTGCCGTGCTGGTGGCCAGCGCTGCAGGCAATGCCCTGCTGGGCTGGGCCTGGCTGTCCGCCCGGGACGACGCGGCCAAGACTGCTGCTGAGCTGGGGAGCATGACGGGCCAGCGCGACGGTGCGCTCAAGGGCGCCCAAGCCTGCAGCGACGCGACCGAGGCCCTGGGCACGGTGGCCGCGCAGCGTGCAGCCGATGCGGCGCCGGCCCGTGCCGCGGCTGCTGGCCAAGCCGCTGCACTCAACGCCCGCGCCGACTACACGCTCTCGCGCGAGCCCGCTGCCGGCGACAGCTGCGCGAGCCTGCAGGCCCTGGGGGCAGACTGGTTGAAGGGGAGGGTAAAGCCATGATGCGCGCCATCCCCCTGCTGGCCGCGCTGGTCCTGGCTGGCTGCGGCGCCGTGCCCAGGGTCGAGATCCAGGAGGTAAAGGTGCCCGTGCCCGTGGAGTGCCGCGAGCCCATCCCGGACAGGCCCGCCATGCCGACCGAGGCACTGGCCGACGATGCCGATCCCTTTGAGCTGCTGCGCGCTGCCCTGGCCGAGATCGACAGGCGCGAAGGCTACGAGGTGCGGCTCCTGGCCGCGCTGGTGGCATGCACGCGGCCGGTCTCACGTACCATGCAGCCATGAGCTTCGATCAGATCGCAATTGCCCTGCTGGGCGCCCTGGCGGCCTGGCTCTCCCAGGCCAGGGGAGAGGGCTCGCGCAAGTGGGCTCCGGTGTTCGGCATGCTGGGGCAGCCGTTCTGGTTCTATGCCAGCTGGCAGGCCGAGCAGTGGGGCATCTTCGCTGTGTCGATCATCTATGCCTGTGCGTGGGCACGGGGTCTGTGGGTCTACTGGATCTCGCCACGGCGCGCGCGGGGCACGGAGTCCATTCAACTGGTCCCGGGCCGCAAGCCATGATCTACACGCTTCACATCGACAAGGAAGAGCCTGGCCTGTACGCAGCCCGCGTGCTCGATGGACGGGCTGAGGTCGCAGAGTTTCAGGCGGCCACCATCTCCGGCGCCATCCGCGACTGCGCCGTCGGCACGCTACCAGGCCTCGATGGCTTCCACATCTGGTATGGCCATGTTTCCGTTGGCACGACCTCCATTGACGCGATGCGCCACGACGCCGAGACGCTGGCGCAGCGGCTGGTGAGCCTGCATTCTCAGTTCGGCGGGTAG